CTCGAAGGTTGCAGGATCAAGTACAACTCCTGAACTCATCAAAGGTACGTATGGGCAATAGAACGCAGCTGCGTCCATTTCGCCTGAACCTTTATAACCAACCAATACAGCGTCGCTATCGGCTGCATACTGATTTACATATACTCGCATTGTGCCATTTAATGTGCCAACAAACTTTGTGTTTGTAGGTGCTTCAAATGTACCTTCTGTGGTACGTGCAAATGCACTTGTTGTTGCACTTTGTAGTACTGTAAGTGCGATTGGTGAAACTACACACCAATTACCTGCGCCACGACGTGTACGTGCGGCAATCAAGTTTGCGGACTTATTGATTAGTACTGCTAATGCGGCATGCTCATCACCTACAAATACTTGTCCCTTACCACTTACTGCGGCTTGGTCATATGTATCTGCGGTTGTTGCTAGAGTTAAAAGAGAACCGATAATTTCTTGATCGATTTCAGCGGTAATCTCTTGTGCTAGTGCTGCCATTACTTCTGCTTCAACGTCAATACCGTGTTGGCTATTAGCGTCTTGTGCAGCTTCGAAAGTCCAACGTGCGCTCAACTTACGTGTTCGTGCCTCAACTGTTTGCTTGAGGATTTGAATCGAAAGTTGGTGTCCGCCATCTGCTTCTAAAGAACCAGTTGGTGCTGGAGCTGCGCCTGCGTCGTCACCCGAATATGCTGTTGCAATTTTAAATGGGCTGAGTGCTTCTTCACCTGCGACGGTGCCAAATGCTTCTGCGTAACGAACACGTAGGGTGTGGATTTGACCCACAGGACCTGTCATTGGCTGTACGCCAACAAGTTCGTTTGCAATTACAGTAGGCATAACCCGACGGATTACAGGTAAAATAACCTTATTTAAAGTAGCAACATTACCAGCTGCTGTTGTACCAGCGGCTGCTGTTTCCATAAGAGCTGACTTGGTGTTTTCAAGAACGGTTTCCATTACTACTTTACGGTTACCTGATAAGCCTTCTGTTAAGGCCTCTCTCGCTGCACCCCAGTTCTCGGACTCAAATAGTGCGTCTGTCATTTCAACATTCTCCTATTATTTAGGTTAAACCAGCTAATTTACGTAGGTTAATAATATCAGCACCATCTGCGGACTCGTCTGCTTCTGTCACTGCTTTATCACCTGTAACTATTGATTTATTTTCTGTCAAAGGTTGTTTCTTCGTAGAAATTATTTTCTCTGATAGAATAGTTGGCACATACTTCTTGAAAGATTCTGTAAGTTTCGATGTTTTCGTTCCTTCCAACAAATCACTCATTATTTTCTTTTGCTTCTTATCAAGCGGCTGAAGTAATTCTGCCATAATTTTTGTACGTGCTACGGAATCTTGTGCGATTCGAGTTTCACGTTTAGTAGTATTAATTAATACTTCTTTTTCCTCAATAACATTTTTTGCTTCTTCTAACTTTTGGGTTAGTTCTTGCTTTTCATTATCAAGTTTTTTAAGTTTTGTACCATCTGCTAATTGTGATGTCATAAATTCAGCTGCATATGTCTCGAAAATACTACGTCCAAACTCATTTTCACGAGCGGTCTTAATATCTTCTTTGAGTTGAGTTAACTCTCCTCTGAGACAATTTTCAATTATTACATTGATCTTTTCTGCGGCATTCTTTACAAATTCACGCTTGGCTTCTGCAATTAACTTCTTACCTTCAGAGACAAGTTTAATCTTAGTTTCCACTAGATCACGCTTATCATCATGAAATTCTTTAAGTTCTTTAGTTAACTGACGAAGTACAAATTCCTCCAACTTACCAAATTTAGTTTCTTGGAGTGTACGATCATTTCGAAGTTCGTTTATTTCTTCCTTCAAAGTTTCAAGAACAAATGAATTCAACATACCAACATGTTCACCTACATTTGTTTTATAAGAAACTCTTTGTTCTGCAAGACCCTGCTTATCTTCGGCAAACTCGGTAAGTTCAGCTTTAATAACATCATTAAGCATCGCATCAATTGCTTCTACAATTTGTGACTTGTCATTTTCATAACGAGTTGCAAATTCTTCACGCAATTCAGCGGCAACGCCTTCACGAGCTTCTGTCAACTGACCTTCCCATGCTTCAGATAAAGCACTTTTTACATCTTCAGAAAGAACATCGGACTTCAATAGTTCTTCGAAAGCATCTGCCATTAGAATTCTCCTAATTTATTTTAGGTCTTTAATTAACTTTAAAATTTCTTTCTTAAAGTGTTTTTGTGCACCGTCCTCATATTGAGTTGCTTCTGCAAGATCCATTAAAGCATTACCGTTCTTACGGTTCATTATTGCTTCGTATATTGGATCAGGATATGCATTAGGTGCTGATGGATTGGCAACAATATCTACAGTGATTATTTCAAATTCTGAAACATTTCCACCTTCGTTTACGTTGCCTGAACCCCTACTGGAAACTCCCAACTTAACACCATTTTCAAGTAATGTCTTACAGATATTACCCATTGGTGTAGGAAGAATCCTTAATTTTCCCATACCGTTATCTCCATTCATTGCCATTTCAGTAACTATGTGAGACACACGGTCTAAATTGACTTGTAAATCATCAGGATGATCTGCTTCACCTAACACAGAATATCCGTCTTTGATTTTTTCTTGAATGGATTTTACAGCGTTTGTAATTTCATTAACAGGATATACTCTTTGATTTTGATTACGTACATTACCTTGAATAAAAATACCTTTCAAATACAAATCTTTATTACCTTCAGTGTTTGTAACTGCTTCAGTAACTAAATTTGCTTGATCATATGTTAATTGTTCAGTAAGTGTTATAATCATAATTTATTGTACCCCATTAAGAATGTATACTCTTTGTATTGCTTGCGCCTTCTTTATTTGATGGTGCAGCTACATTACCTTCACTAGGTTCGGTTGTGCCTGGGGAATCCGGATTATCTCCTGCTGAAGGTGCTGTTTCGCGATTGTATCCCGAATGCGTCTTTCCAGTTGCTGTTGAAACCGGTCCGCCTCCACTTCCTGCGTCACCGCCAGGTCCTACTGTAGATTTTGTATTATCTGCGCCTTCACTGTTTGAAGGTGCTGCTACTGCTGATAACTCAGCCGCTTCTTCTAGTTCTTCAAGCTCTTCTACAACTTCTTCTCCAGGAATAACGGATTCCATTTCTGGCTCTTCAAAGTCTATAGGCATCTCTTCATCACCTTCGACTTCTTCTTCGCCTTCAACATCATAACCCATCATCTCTGCAAAAGCTGCTTTAA